CACCGCAGTCGTGCCTGGTTCGGATGATGGTAAGATAGTTTTCGTTGGGACTATAATCGACGAGGATGCATATTTAAACCGCATTGGAGGATCCAGGGCTTTCGATAAATATGGAAATAAAATTGTAAAAGGTTGGAAATCGCTATTCTATCAAGCTATATTACAAGATACAGAGAACAATCAGTACGTGTCTTCTGGTAATGAAATATATGATGAAAACAAAACTCCAGTGGTTTTATGGCCAGAAAGAAGACCTTATTCTTGGCTTGAGGCTAAAAAAGAAGAAGCAAGGTCAAAAGGTGATATTGCTTATTTTTTCCAAGAGTATCAGAATATACCAATGGATGATTCGTTTAGAGTCTTCAAGCGTGACGATATCCAGTATTATAAAGGTGATTACGTTCATAAGGGCGGGATTGATTTCTTGTCTGTTGAAGAGGATGGCGAACGTATACAAAAACCTGTAAATATTTTTTTGGGCGTGGACCCCGCCTCATCTGAGAATGTAAAGGCAAATTATACTGTTGTTATGGTTATTGGAGTTGATATGGATAACAATATATATATTATAGATTATTTTAGAGGTCAAGTAGCTCCTATGGATGGTGCTCAGAAAATTTTAGAACTTTCAGATATATATCACCCTAAATTTGTAAATATTGAAGAAACAGGTCATGTTATGTTAGCTGACTACTTATTTAGAGTTTCAAAAAAGACAGGGCGATTTTTACATATAAATACTAAAAAAGCAATTCAAAAGAAATTTTATAGAATAAAACAGATGCAACCTATGTTCGCATCTAAGTCAGTATTCTTAAAAGAAGAACATCATGAGCTTGAACAAGAGTTGTTGGGATTCAAGGAACATGGGACAAGTACAAAAGATACATTAGATGCCTTAAGGTGGGCTATGGATGATATTTACGCTCCTAGTTATGAACAAGATAAAGAGGGTGAATGGAATTTAGAGGCTCCAGCCCTAGGGCAAGATTGGGAAACTGGAGAAATATTTTATGCCTAATTACAAAATATCGTTGCTATTAACAATAAAATTGTCATAATATACATCGACTGATATGTTAAATATAAAAGAACTAGACCTACCAGAACTTGAAGCTGCAGACGTAAGAGACGAGTATATTTATTACGAATCAGATTCATCCGATTTTCGCTTTCAAATGGCGGAAGACGAGGCTTTTTATTTAGGGCAACAATTAACAGACGCTCAAAAACAATATCTTAATAGTGTAGGTCAGCCTGCTGAATCTAATAATAAAATAAGACCCTCGGTAGAACAAGTGTTGTCTAATATAGCTGGAACCAACCCAGAGTGGGACATAGAGCCAATTGGTCAAATGGATGGGGGTTTAGCAAAAGTATATAATCAATTAGTAGATAAGGTATGGAGAGATTCAGACGGAGATGTTCAATTTAGAAAGTGTTGTAAAGATTTTCTTGTTAAAGGCGTATCATATTTATATGTATACCCAGATTATCAGGCAGATAAAGGGCTAGGGGCGATTCGTGTTAAAAATATTAAACCTGAATCGGTATTTGTTGACCCTAACGCAGCTCTTCCAGATTTTTCCGATGCAACAAGTCTTATCATATCTGACTTACATACTAAAGAGTCATTAAAAATAGCTTTTCCTGATTTTGCAGATGAAATAGATGATGCAGAAGAAGATTTTTATAGAAACGAAATTTCAACTGGCAATTATAATAAAGACCAAATATATACTCCTGGAGATGTAGGTAATGATAGTCAGCCTAAATGTAGAAAATTTATAAGATTTGCTAAAGTATCAGTCCCTAAAGCATTGATAACGGAATCGGCTTCAGGAAAATATCAAGTATTTGATAAAGATGGCTATAAAGAAATAGCAGAAGATTCAAGATATCAAAAGCTTATAGATGAAGGAGCTGTTACAGAAGATATTATATACGATACTCTTATAAGAGAGACGTGTATTATTGGGGATATGGTGTATTATGATGAAGTTCACCCTATAAGCGAGTATCCCATTATCCCAGCATGTAATGAACATACAGGTACTCCTTATCCAGCTGGAGATGTTAGACACGCTAAAAGTCCTCAAAGAATGTTAAATAGGACTGAAGCATTAATAATTGCACATACAAATGCAACGACAAATTTTAAGTTGGTAGTAGAGGATGGAGCTATTGATCCAGGAGAATTGCAGAAATGGAATATACCCAATGCAGTTATAAGAGCTAATCCTGGAGCATTAAGAGAAAATAAAATTAAAGAATTTGCACCACCTGCTGTTTCGTCTCAATTATTCTCAGAGAAACAAAGATATGAGATGGATATAGAACAGGTATTTGGTGCTTATAAATATTTACAAGGTTTAGCTTCAGAGTCTCCTGGCACAGTAGGAGAGGCTCAAATAGTAGAAGAAGCTGTATCTAGAAAACAAAATTGGAAAGTTTTGCCTATATATGATATGCTAACAAGAGCTGGTAAGGTTGCGGTTCAATGGGTGCCTTGGATATATAGCCAAGAAAGAGTTTTAAGGCTTGTAGATGATTATGGCCAATATAATGAAGTTATTATTAATCAAGCATATATTCAACCTGAAACAGGCAATGTAGAAAGAATGTTTGATTTAGTATCAAATACTGTTGATATTAGCGTTGTTATTGGTTCCACTAAATCTAAATCCCCAGCTGCAGAACTTCAAAAAGATTTACAATTAATGAGTGCTGGTATCTTAGACAGAACTCAAGTTATACTAAATATGTCAACTGACATGGATAAACAAAGTTTAATAGCGAGATTTGGTGAAATTGGGCAATTACAATCTCAATTATCTCAAACTCAAGAACAACTAGAACAAGCTCAAGGCGACCTACAAACTAGAGAGCGTGAATTATTCCATAGTAATATGAGAGCTGAAGTCTCAGAAGCTACTAAGAAAGTTCATAGCGCTACAGAAAAGGTTAAAGCAAGAGCTGAAATAGAACAACAAAAGCAAAAGGGCAAGACTCAGAGGGTCGCTGAGGACTTGGTCAATGCTAAAAATACGGTTAACTCTGAACAACAACAAGCCCCTCTCCCACCTGGAGTAGGGTAACTTTTTATAAAGGAGCATCGAGATGGAAAAAAATGACCAAAAGCAAAATCTAGAACAGAAGGATAACTCTGAAATGGTAGACGTTTTAGGAGACTTAAACGAATTCAATACTCAGAGCTCTGAGGGAGTCCAAGATGATGTTAATAATAAAGGTCTTGAAGGGAACGAAGAAAATCAAGAACCTGATAATACTAATGTTGAAGAAAATGAACCAACGGTCGAAGAAGCTAAAAGATGGCTTATCGATAATAAATTTGAAGATAATGAAGAGGGAAGAATGAAACTTGCAGAATCTTATAGACAGCTTCAAAGTCAGCGAGACAAGGAAAAACCTGGGGAAGAGTATGAAAAGCTTCAAAAGCTTGATTCTTTTTTAAAGGAAAATCCTAATGTTGTTGCTGCTATGAAAGGTGAAGTAAGTAAAATGCAAGAGAACTTATCTGGACCTCCTCAAAAACCTGAGGATTATGATTCTTATGATGAGGATACTCAAGGTACATCTTCTTATGAATGGAGACAATCATATAATCAATATTTAGTAGATCAAGGTAGAACTGCCGCTAAATCAGAAGTTGACGTGTTGCGTAATGAAATGCAACAAGAAAGAGTTGCTTCCGATAGAATGGCAAAACTTAAAGCTATGGGTATGAGTGAT